GATGATGCAGCAACTGAAGCGCTATGGGTGACTCTCTCCGTGGAGGATGAAGATCTCGGGAAGGATGAGAAAAGTATTCAGGAGGCTTTCGAGAAGCAGTTCAACCGTCCTGACTACAACAACTGGCATACCTTCCGCCGCCATACCGGTTACAGCAGAGAGGAGGGCGACAATGGCGAGCCTTCCAGGCTCAGGGTGTTTCATGAGAGCTCTGTCTTTAACGTTGAAGAAGAACTGGAGACTGAGGAATGCTACACCGAGATCTGCCAACAGATTAGAGAATGCCTCAAACCGGAGTGGGCCGAACTCTTTATTGCCGTAAACATCAACGGCGAAACCATCCGTGACTACGCAGACAGAATTGGTGGATCCGAGAACAACCTCACCAGGAAACTGCAACGCGCAGAAAAAAAATTAAAAAAATTTTTTTCAAAACGTCAGATTTAACCCTTTCCCGTGGCTACTAGATGTAACTCTTTTAACTCGTTACTAAGGATTTTTATGACTAAAACTTTTAGACCAATCGTGTACCTGTGTAGCAGCGGCACAGGTGACACCGAAGAATACTGCCGCTTTGCTTTAGCGCAAGGACAAATTCCGCTGTCCCCACTATCGCTTATGGCAGCAGTCCAGGATGAAGAACTTAAGACACACATCAGTTCGGTTCTTCTGGGTAAGTGCAACGAACTCTGGGTATTCGGTGAAGGGAAATACACCGAAATCGAAATCGCCAAGAGACGCCGTATGCCAATCCGTTACTTCCCCACTGCTCTTAAGGAGGTATGCCATGCCTGATTTCAAGCCAATCGAAACCGAGTACAAGGGCTACCGCTTCCGTTCTCGACTGGAGGCCAGATGGGCTGTCTTCTTCGATGCCTGCGGTGTTAAGTGGGACTATGAGGTGGAAGGCTTTGATTTAGGTGACGGGGTCAAATATCTCCCCGACTTTGTGCTCTATGACGTTCACGGCCTGCGCGATGACGGTGTAAACAACGATCTCTACGTAGAGGTTAAGGGCAGAATGACCAAAGCCGATGCCGAGAAGATCCGCCGCTTTCACAAAGAAGGCGCCCGAGTGCTGGTCGTAGGCTGCATTCCGGACGGCACAGATGCCCATGATATTTACGAGAACGTATTCCAGGAATGCTACAACGACAATAACGGCGTCAGCTATTACAACTTTGAAACGATAGATGACGACTATTTCGGAGCGTTCCCGGGGGTAGATAAGGAAGGGAATTTTACGCTTTTCGGAGACGACTTGAATTACCTTCGGGACCTTGACTATGAGGCCACAGAGAAGGCTTACAGAGCCGCCAGACAGGCAAGATTTGAATTCGGTGAAAAAGGAGGACTTTAATGAGAGAACTGGCAATCGCCTACGGTAACTGCCGTCAGGCCAAAACATGGGTTAATAAAACTATCAGATACACAGAGCTGAAGAATCGACTGAGAACCACTACCCACACCACGGAATCAGCCGAAGAATACGCCAGAATGTCTAAGGCTCAACGTGACGCAGCCAAGGACCATGGCGGCTTTGTAGCCGGCGTCCTTGCCGGCGGCAGACGTAAGGTTGAAACCGTTGAGCTCCGTTCAATGATTACTCTGGACGGAGACCGCATCAGTAAGGAGCTCCTTCAAAACTTTGAAACCAGAACGCCTTATACCTCGTGTCTCTACTCTACCCACAGCCACACTCCTGATAATCCGCGAGCCAGACTGCTGTTTCCGTTAACTCGTGACGTGACTCCGGAGGAATTCGTGGCGGTGTCCCGCTACCTGGCGCAGGAGCTCGGTATAGACTTTTTCGATGAATGCTCCTACCAGCCGAACCAGCTCATGTACTGGCCGTCCACTCCGAGTAACGGTGAATACATCTTTAAAGAGGCAGAAAAGGAATGGCTCAATCCTGACACGATTCTCGATGCTCACCCGGAATGGAAGGATCCAACCAGGCTCCCGACCTCATCCCGTGAAAGCAAGGCTAACCAGATCTCTAACCAAAAGGTGCAGGATCCGCTTACCAAGGAAGGCATCGTGGGACTCTTTAACCGGGTGTATTTTCCGGTCACCAAGGCTCTGGAAGCTTTTCTCTCTCACGTCTATGAGCCCACCACCAACGATAACCGCTGGCACTTCATAGAGTCTGGCAGTATGGCCGGTGTGGTAATTCAGGATGAGAAGTTCGTGTATTCCCATCATGCCAAAGATCCCGCTTACCTTAAGCTCTGTAATGCCTTTGATATCGTAAGGATTCATCGCTTCCCAGATCTTGACGACAAGGAATCCTTCAAGGCTATGTGCAGCTTTGCCATGGAGCTTGATGACGTAAAGCTTCTCGCAGCCAATGAACGTCTGTCCGAGGCTGAACAGGATTTTAGTGAAGATTCTGACTGGAAAAAGCAGCTTAAATACAAGCCCCGCAGTACCGAGCTTCAGAACTCCACCTTTAACCTGAGGCTCATTCTCGAGAACGATCCGAACCTAAAGGACATTGTCTTCAATAAGCTGGCTGACGGTATGGAAATCAAAGGAACCGTACCGTGGCACCATCCGGCAAAATTCTGGCGCGATGCTGATGATGCCCAGCTTATCTGCTACGTAGAAGACCACTATGGCACTTTCTCTCAGAGGAACTTTGACATAGCAGTTACCAAGGTAGCAGATGACCGCAGCTACCACCCCATCAAGCAGTATTTCGAGAGTCTTCCGGAATGGGATGGCATCAAACGTGTCGATACGCTTTTTATCGATTACCTTGGTGCTGAAAATAACGCCTACATCCGGGCCGTCTGCCGTAAAACCTTATGCGCGGCCTACATGCGGGTGTATGTTCCCGGGATCAAGTTTGACAACATTCCGGTCTTCAATGGCGCTCAGGGTATTGGTAAATCAACCTTTATTGCCAATCTCGGCATGGAGTGGTTTTCCGACAGTCTGGCACTTTCCGACATGAACGATAAGACCGCTGCCGAGAAGCTGCAAGGCTACTGGATCCATGAAATTGGCGAGCTTGCCGGCATGAAAAAGGCAGATCTCGATAAGGTGAAGGCCTTTGTTTCCCGTCGTGATGACAAGTACCGGGCCTCCTTCGGACGTCGCGTTACTCCCCATCCAAGGCAGTGTGTCTTTTTCGGGACCACCAACAGCGAAAACGGCTACCTACGGGATATCACCGGTAACCGCAGATTCTGGAATGTGAAGGTAAGCGGTAACAGCAAATTTAAACCTTGGGATATGACCAAAGAGCTCGTAGACCAGATCTGGGCTGAGGTGAGTCTCATTGCCCGGGACGAGGAACTGTTTTTACCGCGAGATCTGGAAGCCTACGCTCAGGTTGAACAGCGGGAAGCCATGGAGCAGGACGACCGTGAAGGCCTGGTTACGAGGTACCTGGAGCTCCTCCTGCCTGCAAACTGGGAAAGCATGGAGCTACATCAGCGACGTGAGTTTATTCAGGAGCCGGAAGGACCTCTCAACCCTAAAGGCACCGTGCAGCGTCAGACCGTAACCAATATTGAAATATGGTGTGAGTGCTTTGGCAAGCCAAAGGAGGATATCAAATCAGCCGACAGTTATGCCATTGGTGCAATCATGGCACGCCTTAGCGACTGGGAGAGAACGGCTAAATTTTCTCGAAGTCCTCTCTACGGGAAGCAGAGGATTTATCGCCGAAAACAGTAGAACAACCCACTAGAACAAGTACAAGAGGAACAGATCAGGTTGTTACCTGTTCCTCTTAAAACCCTAATCAACTAAGGACATAACGGTACAAGTGGCAACAAGAGAACAAGATTTCTATATAGCACAAATAAATAGATATTTTTAATAAAAATAGTGCATGCGCGCGTGCGTAAACGCATATATACGCGCGTATAGGATTTTTTGTGCTTGTTGTTCCCAAGGATTAGCTTATGAAAGAAACAGAAATTGAAAAGAAACTGGTGCTAAAAGTTAAAGCGAAGGGCGGCATTGCACCTAAATTCGTCTCCCCTAGTTACGCAGGAATGCCAGACCGCCTGGTGCTTCTTCCCGGTGGTGTGTTTGCCTTTGCAGAGCTTAAAGCACCTGGCATGAAGCCAAGACCACTGCAGGTGGCAAGACACCGAACGCTGAGGGACTTAGGCTTTAAGGTGTATGTGATTGACGGGACAGAACAGATTGAGGAGGTGCTGAATGGACTTTAAACCTCATGATTATCAGAACTATGCCATTGAATACATCAAGGAGAAACCGATAACCGCTGTATTCTTATCGATGGGCTTAGGCAAGACAATCATATCGCTTACTGCCATAGCAGACTTAATGTTTGATTCCTTTGAGGTACATAAAACCTTGATAATTGGACCCTTACGAGTAGCCAGAGATGCATGGCCTATGGAAATCAGCAAGTGGTCGCACCTAAGCCATCTTACCTTTGCGGTAGCTGTCGGAACTTTAGCTGAGCGTAAAGCAGCGCTGGCAAGACAGGCTGATATCACCATCATCAATCGTGAGAATGTGGACTGGCTTGTCGAAAGCGGCAACTTTGACTATGACATGGTGGTTATTGATGAGCTTTCCTCCTTCAAGAATCATACTGCGAAACGCTTCAAGGCTCTTATGAAGGTGAGACCAAAGGTTAAGCGCATTGTGGGCCTTACCGGCACCCCATCATCAAACGGTCTTATGGACTTATGGTCCGAGTTCAAGCTGCTGGATATGGGAGAACGTCTGGGTAAGTTCATCACGAGATACAGGGAGAATTACTTTGTGCCTGATAAGCGTAACGGCGAGAGGGTATTCTCCTACCGTCCGCGAGAAGGTGCTGAAGACGAAATCTACCGCCGCATCTCAGACATTACCATCTCCATGAAATGTACTGACCATTTGAAGATGCCCGAGCTTATCAGCTCCCAGTATGAGGTGGTGCTTTCAGACGATGAGCGAAAGCAGTACGAGAGGCTTAAGTCAGAGCTGGTACTTGATGTGTCTGCTGGAGAGATTACTGTGGCGAATGCTGCAGCTCTTACCAATAAACTCAGCCAGCTTGCCAATGGTGCCATCTACGATGATGACAAAAACACCGTGGAGTTTCATTCCAGAAAGCTTGATGCCCTGGAAGATATCATCGAATCGGCCAACGGCAATCCACTGCTGGTGGCTTACTGGTTTAAGCATGACCTTGAACGAATCTCAAAGCGCTTTGAGGTGCGGGAGATAAAGACCTCGAAAGACATCGCCGACTGGAATGCAGGAAAGATCCCGGTGGCTTTAATCCATCCCGCCTCTGCAGGTCACGGACTTAACCTGCAATCCGGTGGCTCGACTTTGGTGTGGTTCGGTCTTACCTGGTCCTTGGAACTCTACCAGCAGACCAATGCCCGACTCTGGAGACAAGGACAGTCAGCGGGAACCGTAGTGATCCAACACATCATAGCCAAGGGAACCATTGACGAGCGAGTGCTTAAGGCATTGTCGAAAAAGGAATTAACTCAGAACGCACTGATTGATGCGGTTAAAGCAGATTTAGGAGGAAACGTATGAACGCAAAAGACTTTTTGATGAGAGGAATAAACCTCGAACGCAGAGTTGATACAATCAAGGAGCAGATTGAACATTACAAGTCATTGGTGAACGACTGCTCCGTAACTTACTCTGATTCCCCGAAGAGTACAGCTTCGAACTACAAGCTTGAGGAATGTACCCAAAAGATTATGGATCTGCAGGAAGAACTCTGTGAAGCGATGGCAGATCTTGTTGATGTTACCTGCGAAATATCACGGGCAATCCAGAAGATTGAGAACTACGATTATCAGGACCTGCTAGTTAAACGATATGTCCTTGGTGAACCTTGGGAAAAGATAGCCACCAATTTAGGTTACGAACTACGCTACATTCACAAGCTGCATGGCAGAGCTCTGCAGGAAATAAAAATATTTTCGTGTGGGCACTAAAAGACATAGAAAGACACTAAGATCTTAGGTTATTATTATAATCGGAAGTTATGAAATAAACTATGAAAGCTCTGAGGAATCCCCTCGGAGCTTTTTCATTTAAGGCTCTGCCATCGTTTTGGTTGCAGGGCTTTTTTATTGGAAAAATGAAATGCCAAGAAGACCGAAACGACCATGCTCCTACCCGGGATGCCCGAAGCTTACCGACGGAAGGTTCTGTGAGGAGCATGCCAAAGCTGAAGCCAGACGCTACGAGAAGTATCAGCGGGATCCTGATGCAAGGAAACGCTACGGTAAAGCCTGGACAGCAATCCGTAAAGCATACGCTGCCGAGCATCCTTTCTGCGAGGTCTGCCTTGCGGAAGGAAGATATACACCAACCGAGGCAGTCCACCACATTAAACCGCTCTCTCAGGGCGGAACTCACGACATCAGCAACCTCAAAGCTGTATGTAAAGCCTGTCATGCCAGAATTCATGGCGAAATGGGCGACAGATGGAGCAGAAAAGTAAAGGATTACGCTTCCCAAAAGTGATGATTATCCCGCTTTTAGCCCCCAGGGGCGGTCTGAATCTGCAAAAACTATGCCAAAAAGCTTCGGGCCCCTGCCTTCACGCACAAAAACGGCGGTTCAAACGGGGTATTAACCCCCGGCACAATTTCAGGAGAAAAATTTAATGGCCAGAGACGGCACTAACCGTGGCGGCAGACGTGTTCGCGCAGGCGATAAACCGATGCCCGCCGTAGAAAAAATACAGAAAGGTCAGTCAGTAAAAATCATGGATAACGACTTACCGACACTTACACCAACAGAGCTTGATTCAGTTGACTTACCAGAAGGCGCTCTCCTCGAAGGGCTCGACATGCCAAAGCCCAGCGACTATCTGTCAGCCCGACAGAAAAACGGAGTCCCGCTCGGGGCTGATGAGATTTTCAAAGAGACCTGGCTGTGGCTTAAGGAGCGTGGCTGCGAGCGACTGGTTAACCCGAGACTCATTGAAGCTTATGCTCAGGCCTTTGCCAGGTACATTCAATGCGAAGAGGCCACCAGTGCCTACGGGCTACTCGGCAAGCATCCGACCACCGGCGGAGTGATTACCTCCCCATTCGTACAGATGTCTCAGCAGTACCAGAAAAGCGCGAATCTCCTCTGGTATGAAATTTACGACGTCGTTAAGCAGAACTGCACCGCCGACTATGACGGCAGCAACCCTAACGACATGATGGAGCAGTTGCTCCGCAGAAAAGGATAAACACATAATGCTCATCGAAAAGAAAAAAGTTACAGAACTTCTTCCTGCGGACTACAACCCCCGCAAGGATTTAAAACCCGGCGATCCTGAATACGAAAAGCTGAAACGCTCCATTGAGCAGTTCGGCTATGTTGAACCGGTGATCTGGAACAGCAGAACCGGCTGTGTTGTCGGTGGCCACCAGCGCCTTAAGGTCCTCCAGGATTTAGGAATGACCGAGGTGGATTGCGTCATCATCGACATGGACGTGGAGCATGAAAAGGCTCTGAACATCGCGCTCAATAAAATCAGCGGTGAATGGGATAACGATAAGCTGGCAGATTTGATAGCTGACCTGCAAGGCGTTGATTTTGATGTATCCCTTACCGGCTTTGAACCTGCTGAGCTCGATGAACTTTTTAAGGATGACGTGAAGGACGGAATCAAGGAGGATGACTTCGATGTTGATGCCGAACTTCAAAAACCGACCATCACGAAGCAGGGCGACTTATGGTGCTTAGGCCAGCATCGTCTTCTCT